GCAGGGATAGCTCCTCTTCTGAATAATTCAAATATTTCTTGAGGAGCGTTATCATATGCATAAATTGAACCCTGTGCATTAGGATATTTTCCCTTAAATTGTACAAATAGTTTATTGCGTTTTGGATCATATTTGAAAGCTTCAATTACTGAAGAATCCATTGATTTATCAAGATCAATAGGTATTGGTGGCGCGCCTTGTCCCATTAACCTATCAATTTGAGTTGTAAGAACAGTCAAATATTGTGCAGCTTGATCTTGAAATTCTTCTGAAAATCTTTCACCTGATTGGAGAGCTTCTTGCATACCAGATAAAAACTCTTGTAGCATCTGCTCAAGGATTTGTAATTCATCCACTACATGCCCCTGCGTTTAGCCAGCTCTTCAAGTTTCATTAAACCTTGTTGAATAGATTGCGATAGTTTTTGTTCAAAAGGTCCTGGCCCTGGCTGTTGTCCTTGTGGTTGTTGAATAGGTTGCTGTCCTGGAGCTGGTTGACCACCCATAATAGGCATTTCTTCTGGAGGCATTTGTTGCAATGCTTCACCTGTAATTCCACTGATCCCTTTTAAAGCTTTGTCTATTTTCTTTTTAAGATTTTTGACAGTCGGGTCTTTTTCATCCTTTCCTTTTTTTTCTAACTGGCTAGCTATTTTTTCAAAAAAGGATAACTCTTTTGTTGTTCTTTCGTCTAATTGTGAAAAATCTATATCTCCTACTAAACGACGAAATAGAGATTGTGGTTTTTCAGGTTCTTTTACTTGTTCTTGTTTTTGTATTTTAGGTTCCTTCAAGTCTTCCGGCTGTAAATTTTCAACCTCATTTCCTATATCACTTAAAATATTTACAGCTCCTATTCCTGCCATAGCACCCCCGATTCCCACAGCAGCCCTACCGATGATTTTTTCTTCTTGAGGAGAACTATATTGTAATTTGTCATATAATGAATTTTGTTCAGAAGTTGAATTACTCATACCGGGAATTAGTGATCCTGCACCCTTCATTACATATCTCAATATACTTTCCGCTGGATATCCTACTGCTAAAGCAGTTTCTATTTTTTTAGCTACACCAGGATTTGATTGAGAAATATATGATAATATTTTTTTTGAACCATAGCCTGCAGACATGGCTTGCAAAATAGGATTCATCTTTTTCCTCTTTTTCTTGCCATCCAAGATTTCCAAGCATTCGGGTTAAAAATTTCCCAAATGGGTCTCATTCTTGGTATTCGCGTTTCTTGTCTTTGACTTCTTTGAAATTGTGAAAGTGTTAATCCATTATTGATTGCTTTATCAAGAGCTTCATTGAAATCCTTTTCCGTACCATTTGAATTTAATACTTGCCCTCTCAATAATATCAAATCATCATCTGGTTTAATTCTCTCTAATCGTTTTGAAAGATTATCTATATATTTTTTTCTTTCTTGAGGATATTTTGGGTTTGCCTTTAATATTTTAGTGCTAAATGGATCATATTTATCCCATTGTGTACCGTTTAAATACATCTCAGGTGATTTTAAAGATGCTACACTATTTAGACTATTCTTATCTGTTTGATCTCCCCATATTGTAGAGTGCAATTCCTCTAATCCCATATCTTTACTCGCTGCATCTTCTTTTAAACTTTCGTAAAAACCCTCTTGATAAAGATTTTTATAAGCTTCTTTGTTGTCTTCTAAATAATTATCAATATCTTTAGGATCTCTCACATATGGTAATTTTGGTACTGCTGCCAAAGCGTCTATTCTGTTTACATCATTTTGTAAAAGTGCAGTAGCTTGAGCGTTCATTTGTTCTGGTGTTAAATTTACAGGTAAATTTCCAGCATATTGAAAATATTTATTTCTCAAGTCATTTGCTGTGGCAGGTCTCCCACCAACTCCTAAAGTTCCTCCATATTTTCCAATAAAAGGCTCTAAGTTTCTATCTGATTCTTGTTTGAATTTATCCCATTTATCTCTAATTTCAGTTTGTCTATTAGCATCCATATTGAAATTTTTCAAATATTCATTATATCTTGTATTTACATCTTCTCTTGTTTTTTCAACAATTTGATCTATAACTTTAGGATTAATTTTTTGACTCTGTAGTTTTTGTCTTAACTGCCCTTCTTCTTCGGGTCTTAGATTACTTTTCATTTCATAGTTAAATGTGGGAATGCGCCCATATTGGCTACTTCCCTCCATTAAATCCGGCCTCATATCAACAAGAAATTGGTGAGATATATTTTCTATATCGTCAGCATTGTAATTCCCTTTTCTAGGTATTTCAATCGGATCTTTTTTAGCAATTTCTCTATTTAAAGGACTAGCATTAGAAGGTACATCAGTAGATGTTGGAATTACACCTGTAGGGCTTATTTCACCGTCTAAATCAGGATTGCGCTCCGCTCCTGGTGTATTGATAGATCCTGGAATATTTTGCGGGTCGTTAGTTAATCCAGATCCGAGTTGAGAGGCATTTGTTCTAGATAAAAGTTGTTCATATATTTGTCCTAAAGATCTTTGCATTTCTGGTGCATGCATTGAAGCTTTAGCTAAACTGAAAGCTAATTTAACAGGGTCTCCATCTGCTTGTTTGGCCATATTTTCAGCTTCTGCTAAACCCATTCTTTTTGATAATCCTTCCCCAATGGCTTCACCTAATTTGCCTCTCTGCAATGCTGCGGATGTTGGGCCAAAAAATTGTACCATTACTTACCTCCTAAACTAGAAAATAAATCAGATAAACTATTTCCACCACCACCTATACCCGAAAATCCTCCCTTTGCCCAATTTTGCATCATTGAAGGGAAAAGACCTGGCCCAACATCCATATACCCAAAAGGCTTCGCTGAAAGCGCCTGCCCAGACATCCCCCCAAATTGCTGCATCAAATTTCCTGCTGCCTGTTGACCTAGTTGTGATTTCAGTTGTGCTAACTGAGATTGTAAATTTCCACCTGCTGTGCTAAGTGCTTGTCCAAAACCCGAGGAGCTTAATCCACCACCCATTGGACCACCAGCTTTAGCAAATCTTTCAGCCAAACCGGGAACAGTCTGTTGCTCAAATTCCTGCATATAGGGTTCTGTGAATTGTTGTACTGCTGCTGAGGTTGGGTCCATCAATTGTTGTTGCAATCCTAATGCACCTTGATATCCTTGCCCTAATTGACCTTGTCCGCCAAGCATATTAGTTATTTGTGACAATAACCTTTGCTGTTCCTTTGTCATGGTAGGTACTTTTTTCATTTTGTCACCACCGCCGAATAATGCACTAAATAAGCTCATTTTATTTTTCCTTAAGTATCTGTGCTACAACATCTACTTGTATCAATATATCCGTTGTAGGATTAACAAAATTAACATCTGTATCACTTAGCCAAACATAGGGCCACAATACAGTAAAATATTTTCCATCACTTGAGGTACAATTTGCATAAATCTGCGCTGAACCCTCAATACTATTAAATCCATGCTCAAAACTTACTGTATCACTACCGGCTATATCATCGCCAGATAATGCTATCAAATTAAATGTTTTTCTATATACATTACGAAATGATTGAGGGTCATCAGGCATATAATATTGTTGCGATGAAGCTGTTTCATTGAGTGTATAGAGACCGCCATCTTTTTGATTTACTGTGTCTGTTATCTCTTTAAGAATATCTTCAAGCTTTTCAACAAACAGCTTTTTATCATCAAGATCAGGAAGATTAATTGTTTGTGGTAGCTGATTTGTAATTGCCGGATTGTCGTTTGAAAAGCTCATGTAATAAGTGTCCCGGATGGTCTCACATACAAAGTCATTGCATTCATCTGGAAATCACTTGTATGAGTTATTGGGTTATTCATCAGTTCATCACTATATGTAATTTGGAATGTAATATATTGGCCATGTACGTTTGAGTAGTATCTATGCCATGCGTAATTGCTACCAGCTACATAATAGGCATTCTCGTCGTTGGTTGTCCATTGACCGCCATATGTATAAGCTGTAAATGTTGAAGAATCTATATCGACTGAAAAAGTGTTATTAGTTAGATAAGTTGCTGTTCCTGTTTTCCCATTTATCTCAGTCATTCCTTTTATTTGGCTAAATGTGACACTTCTACCATTCAGCAATCCATGATCTGCGCTTGTTATCCTTGTTAATCCTGCTTCTGGCTGGTCAATTTCAATGTTCGTAATAACACCTGTTAAATTCAAAGCTGTTTCCATATTTGGATCATAAACAGGAAGATTCGCTGTATTATCAGGATTAATGTTAGAATCAACATAAATGGATATAGAAACTTCTGAATTAAATGTTGCATCTGTCTGAAAATCTGTGTAACTCGATTTGACTTTTTGCGTAGTTATTGGGTTAAAATCTTTTGTGATGATATCTAATTTAGGAAGCAATGCAACAACACCGCCACCCATATATGTTCCTGTACCTGTTTCGGGTGAAAATCCTATTTGATTTCCCGAAGTTGTCACATAGTCATTCAAATCAATATCATACTCGTAAAGCTCTACGTTATCATCATCGACAACTTCAGATATGAGATAGAATTTATCATTCAATGATGTTGTCAAGGCTGTATCTGTTGAAGTATTTACAAATAGCAATCCTGAAATATAAATGATTTCATCTTTTTCTAAATTGTGATCTGGAATTTCTAAATTTAAAGGATCTGTTGCACTTCGTGTAATATCCTTAATGTATAGTGACTCGTTTTCTCTGAAATCAATCTTATTATCTACTGTTGATTCTGCATCAAGCTTGAATTGATATTGGTGTATAAAACCCTGTTGGTTACCTGAAATGACAATAGGCAACTCAGGTTGAAAAAATGTGTTCCACGAAGTATCAGAATCCCATGAAATAGGATCATCCCAACTATCACCCGAAGGACTGGCAATTGTACCAAAAACCGTAACATTATCCCTAAAGATAGCCCAGGTTTGATTTCTGTAATTAAAAAGAAGTGTTCTATTAGGAAATTTCTTATCTAAACCACCCTTAGAATATGTCCAGAACACTATTTCTTTCTGAAAATCTCGTATGCCATGTACTCTTTCTTTACCGTTGTCTTGGTTGTGAAAATCAAAAACGGTATCTGGAATATCAAGATCAATCCTCTGAACATCATTACCAGAAGAAGAAACAATAGCTTTATCACCAACTGCCAAAATGCCATTATCAAAAAGAAGGGTAGAAAAAGTGCTTTCAGAACCAAAATCGGATGAAATTCTTTCCCATGTAAACGGTAAACCATATTCTCCTACATATCTTAAGTTCCACGTGGAACGTTCAAAAAATACAATTAATGTATTCTTGTAAAATCTTGCTGATACTATAGCTTCATTTGTAGGAGCATCGACAAAGCCACCTTTTCCAAAGATTGTTGACACCCATGCATTTTGTTGAATTGGATTTCCTACCTGACTAAATCTGCATCTATTAAAAAAGTTTGTAGATCCACCGGCTGTAGCGCCCTCAAAAGTGTTTAGCGCTAATAATCGTCCATAATAAGGTATAACTATTTTGGCTTGATATAGATTGGATGACTCATATTGATATGTTACTTTAACGCTTGAATCTTCTGTGAATCCTTCCAGATTTGTTAGATTTATCAACCCTGTATCATATTCTATTACACCAGTATTTGCAGGTGGAGAACCATTCAAAGTACCATCAGGATAAGTTGTTATACTATCTTTAAATCTAACATCATCATCAGCAGGTGTCGCAGATGTATTTGACACTGTTACCGTTACTGACCCTGGTATTATTGGAGTGTTAGAAACATTTGCACTAAATGACGTCCAGGGAGTTGTCACAGTTCCTATATTTTCGGTTTGTACCTGTGTCCCCGATAAAGCAGGTGTAAAATCTGTCCATGTGCTTGTATCAGAAGTGTACCTTATGACATTGTTAGAATCGACTTTAGGTGAAGCATTGTTTGTTACAAAAAACAGCCTTGTACTAGCTTCTGAACCTCTATAATTAGTCGACCAAAAGAAATTTGAATCATCACCTACCCAGGTTGTTGTTGAAGGTGAGGCAAAATCGCCTGAGGTATAGGTGTAAACGTATTTTGTATCAAAAAAAAGTGTTTGCTCAACGTTTATGGCTGGCAATTCTCTTTGAGGTATTCCCATTACAGGTAAACAAGGAAAGTAACATAATTGGACATCTACATTAGTAGCACCGCCTAAAGCAGGGTTGAAATTAAGATTTAACTCACCAGTTGAATAATTTATATTTCCTGTGCTTGGAGAGGTTGCTTGTGTAGCAGTCCAGGTTCCAGTTGGACCAATATAAACACCATATAAAGTAGAATCAATTCCATCTAATTCAAATGTATCCGCTGTTAAAACTGTAATTGTAAATTGTATATCATTTACCTCTGTCATTCCTGACACATTAGCAATATCTATTGTTGTTCCTGTAGTCAATCCATGACCTACGGAAGTTACTACAGCAGGATTTGCATTTGTGATACCTGTAATGTTACCTGTTTGTGTTAAAAGCCCATTTTCATCAGGATCAACAAAAATAACAGTTCCCACAGTAATCTGTACTGAACCCTCTTCGATTTGTGCGTTTAATTGACCTGTATCAGGTGCATGAGTCCTTAGAGCAAATGAAGGATCAGCAAGCAAATCATTATTATTGTAACTAGCCGCATTTGCCTGTGTAGACAGTGTTACATCGCTTGTATAGCATCTTCTCAATCTTCCCAGTAATTTTATACCTTCTCGCTTCTTAATGCTCTCACGCCAGTTATATGCGTTTTCTAACTTCTGAAAAGCATCATCCATTAACAGAAAAGGTTTCTTATTTTTGATTAACCCTGAGTTTTTGAAAGTAATAGGAAGAGGTTTAAATGACATTAAGTTATCCAGTACATTATTTTATAATCATATGTGGCGTTATGGGAACTGCTATCCGTATTACCTCTAATCGTCAAAGCTGAAGGATTGTTTATAAGCGAAACATAAATTTGAAAACTTGTACTTCCATTTTGTTTGATCTGGTGTGAATAGGCATAAGCTTTCGTTGCATCACTAAAAAAGAAACCACTTTGAATTTTCGTTCTAGCACTTTGTGATGAAAACCAAACATTCCCCCAAGAATTAGCAGGAACCGCTACAATATCAGCCGCTGAAGTTGTTAGAGCTACAGATCCTGTCAAAATGACTGGTGTGACTCCTCCTTGACCTGTGATTTGTATTTCACTACCATTATTTTCTCTTCTGAAAAACAATTCTGTTACTGTACTTGTTGAACCTACTTTTGTATACAATCCTCCTTCATTAACTGCTGTTGTTGGTGCGCTGCTCTGCTCTGGCATTTGTAGGAATTTATGCTTGCCGGTTCCACTAGAAAAATCCGTGTGATTATCTTCAAACCTACTCTGTAATACTTCAAAATTAGTCCTAATAGCATCTCTAGATAAAACTAGCGTATCTCCAGAAGCATTTGGTCTTGGCGTGTAGCTCAAAATAACCCCCTAAAAATTACCAAATCCGAAAGGGCTATTTCCATAGTCACCTATTGATTGATTTGAATAAATTGTTTCTATTCTGTTTTTTCCTAAATTGGCATATGTTCTAGTTTCTGCTAGTGAATATTTCTCCATTAACATCTTATCCATCATTTGGACACCATCCATGTCAAGTCTGTCTTCATAAACCTTTTTAGCTGTACCTACAGCCAACAATTCCCACCATTCTTGATCTTCTGGTCTTCCTGAAAGAGTTAAGCTTGTAGAATTAGCCGTACCTAACAATGCTTGTGAAGGTAACCTGTAACCTACAATTTCCACTGTGTACCCTTTGTCGGGAACAGGTGATAAAGTAAATTGATTCTGAAAAAATACTATTGCCAATGGCATTTCTAGCGTTACAGGCCTGTAAAGTATCTTTATATTTTCATTTGATGGAATGGGTTCACTAAAAGCTACATTAACATTTCCTGTTTCATAACTTATTGTGTTGGCTCCTGTTCCAATATCTCCAATTAATCCACCATTTCCATTATCTGTAACATGCAAAGTAGTTCCATTAGATATATTAGCTGTAATTAAAATGTTTTGAATGCGATTGATATTTGAGTTTGGAAAAGATACGGGGAAACCCAAAGGAAAAACACTAGTATTTGCTGTGTTTGTTGTTGCCATTGGATTATTATTAATGCTTCTCAAAAATGGTACAGTTCCTACAGTTGCTAAAAAAGCATTTGTTATCCATGTACCACCAGAAGTATAAGCTGTAAAAGCTGTAGAATCAATATCATCAAGGCTAAATGAATCTGCGTCAATCACTGTAATAGGGCTTGTTTCATCGTTTATCTCAGTCATTCCTGATACATCAGAAATTGTGACAAGATTACCTGTAGATAATCCATGCAATGTACTTGTTACAACTGCTGGATTTGCCTGTGTGATATTTGTTATTGTGCCCGAAGATGATGTTGTTAATGTCTCCTCATTCTGCCATTGACTATTAGAAGAAAAATTGAAGTTGTAAAACTCATCTGGATTGCTAAATAACCTGATTTCTCTTTTAGCAATATATGCCGGCCCCTGCACATTAACCCAATGATCTTTATCAAAAGGATATGTATCAATTCCCTTAATTGTATTAAATGTATATACATCCTTTAAATCAAGGGATCTGAATTGTGCCGGGAAATCATAGATGTAAAAGCTATTGAGATAATCAACAATAGCACCATCTTTTAGCTGATTTGTGTTAGGAGATGATGTTAACTTCCTAACTTTTGCTATAATTGCCTCTAGTGTAGCTATGGCCATATCTATTTTTTCCTTTTAGGTACCTTGTAGCCTTTTTTCTTAGCTTCGCTAATAGCAATTGCCTTCATTTGCTTAGGATTCTTTACAACTGGGCCTTTTTTACTTCCAGAATGTAACTCACCCTTATAGCCTTCCCGCATTACCTTAGCTATTTTACTCTCAGCTTTCTTTGAATATTTAGCCATCATTCCCCCTATAGATATTCACTAGGCACAAACCTAACTCTTGATATTGTGTCATATGTTCTTGGAGGTCTAATTGCTCCATTAGGTGATTGCTCAACTTTTTCCATTTCTGCATATCTCCTAATTTTTCTCTTAGTACCATTTAAATGTTTTACAATTCCCAATGGTATTTCACAAATTTCTCCATGAATGAATTCAAATTTTTGTATATGGTCACCAGGGTATTTTCTTAGTGAAAATTCATAAAATCCACCTTCTGCCTCTGTGAATTCAAACATTCCCTTTACCATTTTCTCATCTTCTTTTCTCATTTTTTTAATCATTTCTTCAACTTCGGCTTTTGACTTCTTGTTGATTGTCTTTTTTTGCAGTTCAACTACTCTCATGTCTTTACTCCTTATATAAAGGATGAGGACAATTTGTCCCCACCCATTAAAACCTCTAATTCAAAATTCTAGTACGATAATCAGCATATTTATAAAAAATATACTGCCATACATCTAGATTCTCTGATGCATGACCAGAAACGTTAAATAATCCTGATCCAAAATTGACCAGGTTAACATTTCTATTATCGAAAGCATCATTGAGATTATACCCCTCTGGTACTGCTGGTGTAACTGTTCCACTAACAGGAACAACACCAGAAGATGAAGGTAAACATATTGCTGGGCTAACACCTGCTGCCGCTTCCGCCGAAGTTGGGAAGTCAAAAGCTGTGTAACCGGTTGTATCAAGATCAAGAGTAATTGAAGATTCAGTGGAACTATTTGTAACACTGATAACCCTAGCAACTACATTATTGATCTCTATCATATCAAACTGGCTTGAAGGAACACGGAAAGACACATTTTCACCAATAGTAAAATCATGTTTCTCTGTGAAATACACTACTGCTTGTGCTGCCTGTGTGATATTGGCAATATATCTCAAACGTGGATACATACGGTTTGGAATGTATTTGACTACAGTTCCAGCCGTTGCATCTGCTGCAAGAGATAATCCACCTGTAGCCATGTAACCTAATGTGATACTTGCATCTTCTGAAACCGCGGTTACCTGAAATGTATAACCAGCAAGCTGTAACTCTCCAGTAGTACCATATAGCCTGACATAATCACCTACTTGGATACTTCCTGTATCAGCCATAGTACAAACATAAGCTCCAGTACTACCAGTAATCGCAGTAGTAGCCAATCCTGCATAAGTAGGAGGGTTTGCTGTGTTATATGCAGCAATACCCAATGAACTAATATTGTATGCTGACATTGCCGGTACTTGTGGTGTAGATCCCTCAGAAGCCTGCAAAATACCTTTTGCATAATTCTGTGGCATTGTCTTTTCCCAAAACCATTCAATGGCTTGTGCGTCGCTGGATTCGCCCCAACCATCTGTATAGTCAGAGGCTTTTCCGAGTGATTTTAGCTCAATATAATCAGGTATACCAAATGGACACTCCACTTGAACCCCAGAAGAAATTAAAGCTGTTGTAAGGGTAAAATTACCACCTACCATATTTAATGGTGCTGACATGTTTTACCTCCTATATTCCTGTTGAGCGCATGTTTTGCACCCAAAGATCATTATTAATACATTGGCCTTGATAGAAATTACATGCGGCCATCTGTCTTAGATGTGCCGGATCAGTTTGTCCACCAGCAGGTGTATAGTAATACCTAGCGCGTCCACCACGTTGGAATACAACTTTGTAACCTTCTTGTGCAGTGATGAAGATATTAGCAATATCATTACCAAGCAAAGAGGCGTTAGGTGTTATTGATCCCTGGCTAGATTGAAAAATTCTAACGTTATTAATACCTCCCCATTCAGAAGAAAGGGTATTAATCGCGTCTGTTCCGTATCTAAATTTAC